GAGAGCCTTCAAGCCCATGGTGATGTCGCTTATCTCATTTGTACGGTTTTGCCCGCGCTTGTTTGATCCCGACATGAGTTGCAGATAGTCAATTACAATAAGAGAAGTATTGCGCCGCCGTTTTGTGCGGCGAGCTTTTGCCGCGAGTGCCGCCAGTGTAATGCCGCCGGTTTCGTCTATGGTCATGGAGGACGCCGAGACTTGGTTGGCAAACTCGACAACCTCCCTGAATTGTTCCTCGCTGATCTGCCCCCTGCGCAGGCTATCCGACGCCATGTTGGCGCGGTCTGAGATCATGCGCATCGCGAGCTGCGCGCCGGACATTTCCTGGCTGAAGAAATGGACGTGCGAGCCTGGGATCATCTCGCTGTTCTCGCCGGGACGCGCGCGTGAAATGTTGGCGGCTATCGTGGTGGCGAGCGATGTCTTGCCAGAGCCCGGGCGTCCACCCAAGATCACCAAATCCGAGTTCTGGAGGCCGCCCAGGAGCGCATCAAGATCGGTCAATCCGGTTTGCAATCCAGCGATCTGACCGCCGCGCTGGTAGGCTTGCGCGATTTGCTCAACGGCTTGAGTAGAGGCTTGCCCGATGCTGATCTCGCGCCCCTCTACGCGCCGTTGCGTGATGGCGTACAGGTCTTGCTCTGCAATCTCGACAAGCTTGTCAGCGTCGTCCTCTGCATCGGTATCCATCGCCCGCTCAATGACATCCTGTGCCACGCTGATCATCTGCCTGCGGGTGGCAAGGTCAGTCAGTGCCTTGGCGTAGTCCCTGATCCGGTTGGACGGCATGGCAGCGCCTGCCAGACGGCCAAGATATTGACCAACCGTGAGGTCTGGCGCGATGGACGGCCAATCTTTGACGATGGGTGAGATCGTGACAGGCGACGCCAGCACGCCCGCTGTAATCGTGCGGGAGATCACCTCCCATAGGCGGGCGTGCACCGGATCAAAGAAGTGTTCTGCCGCGACGCGCTCTGCAATCGCCTCGTAGGCGCGATTGTCGATAAGCACGGTGCCAAGCACCGTCTGCTCAAGCTCGATGCTGTTGGGAAGTTGTGCGTAACCTTGTGGATTATCGTTGCGCGGATCGCGGTCTTCTGGTATAGGCACAAGTGCACTCCATGGTCTGGCGTGTATCCTCGGAAGATCCCTAGAAGCCTCGACGCTCGCAACGTCGGGGCTTCACGCTTTTACGGTCGGACATTGCTACTGCGGCAGCGGAGCCCACTCACAGCCCGCCGTGTCGATCAAGCTGCCGTCGATATCCTGTATCGCTTCCTCGCAGAACACCCACTCACCAAAAGCGCTGTATTCCTCGGTGAACTTGAGGATTGCGGGACACTGCCACTCCGGGTTCCGCACAAGAACGGGCGTCTCCTTTGGGGCATTTTTGAAGTCGCTAGACCAAGCTGATTTCGCCATTCGTTAGACCCCACCCGATGTCCGCTTTCCCATCATCTCGTCGCCACAGGACTGTAGGCGATTCGCCAGATATTCACGCCGTGAACAGTACAAATTGTTTGGTCTCGTCGTCGAACCGAAACCAGCGCACACGGCCAGCATGATGTAACGGGCTCGACACTGAGCCAGACGAGCGGATCACCTCGATGGCTCGCGCGCGTTCGCGCAATCTGCGGATGAAGCCACGCCGCTCCAGCGCGTTGACGGCCTGATACACGCTGTTCTTGGACGGTATATCGAGAGCTTGCGCAATCTCTTTGAAGGATGGCGGAACTCCGCCGCTGGCATGCGTGGCCTGCTCGATGTAGTCTAGGACGCGCTTTTGACGATGGGTAAGCATACAGCCTCAACACAAGCCTTAACCCGACTTGTCACCTGCGGCCTTTCCTAATATCAGTCCGTGAACCAATGTGCCACTGCCGACAGCAAGGGCAGCGGTAGACGCCCATGCCTGAGCCAGCATAGCCGCGCCTCTGGCTCTTTCTCTTGCCGCGTTTCGACACTTGATGCGCGCGGTCCCAACTGACAAAGGCCACCTTGCCAATGCACTCAACAGGGATCGAATAGTCGAGCGCCATGCGTCACCTCACGCCGCCATCCGAAACGGAATTACGTCACCGACCGTATCGACAATCGCCGCCGTCTCCGGATCGATGATCCAGACGACGGGCCGATACCTGCGGCCATTGCGGCGCTCCTCGGCCTTGGTGCGCGTGCAGCCGGGCATCCTTGCGAGCTTGCCCTTCATCTGCTCGATGGGCGTCACCAGCCGGTTCTCGCGGGCGCAATGGGCCTCGTAGCGCGCTGCAAGGTCTTGCACACCGAGGTGCAGAGGCTCGCCAAGCTCCTTTGCCTCCGCCATCAGATCATCCAAAAACGCCCGCGCTGCTTCGGCTGGCGATAGCGCGACCTGCGGTGGCTGCTGAATAACCGGCTCGCCGTCTGCGACCACCGTGGCCATCTCAAGTTGCTGCCAGAACTCCCGCAGCGTGCGCGCAGGCAGCCGGTCCATGATGCCGCGCGCGGCGCGCAGATCCTCTGCGCGCAGCACCCAAGCTGGCACCTCGTCTGGATCGTCTGGCCACGCATAGTAGTTGCCAAGATCATCGACCGGTTCGCGCTGAGCCTCCGGCGCATCCACAACGGCCGATGACGACGACGGCGGTGCGCCATCGTCGTCAATGTCCGGTGGGATGTTCCGTCCTAGAAGGCGCGCTGCCAAGCCCCGCAGCATGTTGATACCCCGTATGTTTTTGTTATTCCATGGGCTAGGCCATCTCCTTCGCCTTGCTGTTGGTGACGCTGTTGATGACGTTATTGTTGTCGTTGACGGCGGTCGGCGTCCGTACCGTATCCGATTCGCTCGTTTTGGAAGCACCGCGCTTGCGCTGCGGCTCCGGCGGCACATAGGCGATCTGCGCATGATGGGCACAATAGCTGAGCCCGCCAAACCTCTCGCGTCCGCAAAAATGGAATGTCGCGTGCAGCGGATCGCCTATCGGCCAACGGCAATCGCGGTCCTCTAGGTCTATAATCCCCTTGCGCTCCTTTGGCGCGACAAAGATTTCGCAGATCGGCAAGCCTGCCGGATCACGCCGGAGAATCGCGCTGGGTGGCCGCATGATCTGAGCACCCCCGCCAATGGCGGCATGGGTACGTAGCGTCCGGTTGGCTTTGACCACGTGCTGCATGATTGGCTTGGCCACAGGCTTGGAGCGTTGCCGCGCAAGCCCTAGCCGGTGAATCTTGCCGATGACGGCGCTGCGCGACAGACCGCCCATGCGGTTGGCGATCTGCGAGCATGTCAGCCCCTCGTCGTGCAGTCTCATCAACAGCGCAATGCGCTCTTTGGTCCAGTCGCTCATTGGCGCGTCTCCGCGTCCCAGGAGTAGGGCTCTACGGGGCTGTGGAGAGGATAGCGCGAGACGCTGGCGACCGGCCGCGATGGCGGCGGCAGCAGGCGCGTCTCAGGTTGGGTGATCTCGGTGATCGGCACGCGCTTGGCGCGAAGCCTGCGCCAGATGGCCGCCAGTTTGGTGCGTGCGTCGAACACGGGTGGTCCATGGGTTCAACGCATGCACTTAAATAACGCTTACAGACTGATCAGAGGGACAGGCCGGGCGGTGAACTCCGGCTGAGGGTCAATGCGCGGAATGGCTACCGCTATGTCTTTAAGCAGGGTCGGCTAACTCCCCACCCCTCTTGGCCCTATGCCATCGGGCTGCGGGTCTCCTTTCCCCGCCGCTGCCCCTCTGATCAGTCTCTACTCAGACGCTACGGCTACGCGGCCTTTTCGTGCGCCTTGGCTTTCTTGTCCGCGCTTTTGTCCGCGTCCTTGTGCGCACCGCCAGGACTAACACCATGCCCCTGGTGGCTGTGACCCTGACTGAGCGCGGCAGCACGCACTAAATCCTCTACGCTCACCTTGATGTCTCTACCCTTGGCCGCACGCGCGACATCGGCAAAGAATGGCCCAGGTATGCTGTCCCGCTTGGCCCATTGCGCGACTCTGTCATATTTGAGTCCGAGGTCATCCGCCAGCGCAGCGATGGTCGGCCACAGATCAATGATATCGCGAAATGTCTTCATTGTCTCGCATGGCTGGCCCGACGCTGGCACTGTACCCTATGTACTGGTTCGCGGTCAAGGACTTAGTACCAAATCTGCAACACGCTTGGCACATAGGCGACCACGGCAACTTAGGCTCTCTGTACATTTGGTCAAGCCCGCTGTTGCATGTTGATGGTGGATGGTGTACACAACGTACAGGATTGGAGCGGGATGTGCGCTATGGCTAATTGGGTCGCTGATTGCGCGTGCCGCAAGCCCGGCAAAGACTGGCTTGGCAGGTTGTGCAAGCACTGGAAGCCGTTGGGCGTCACGTCGTTTGCTGGGCTGTTGGAGCACGCTAGGAAGGCAAAGAAGTAAAATGCACGAACCAAAACCACTCAAAGATGGCTTGCGCCGATATGGCAAATGGGCCGGAAACCCAAGTGGCAATCGCGAGGACACATCTCGTTGCATTGTATCTGTTACGCCAAATGAGCGTAGCCCAATCCAGCATCAATGCTATAATAAGCGCGGACATGGACCAAACGGTCTGTATTGCAAAACACATGATCCAGAAGTTGTTGCTCTGCGCGAAAAGAACGTTGCTGCTCGACGAGAGGAAGCATGGAATCGAGAAACCAGACCGTTGCGACAAAGAGAGGCTTACCGTAGAGCACTTGAAAAGATAGCAGAGGGGCACAACGACCCACGCGCATTGGCTGTTGAGGCTTTGAAAGTCGAATGATCACCTGCAAGCGCTGCCGCAAAACGTATCCCATTTTGCCGATGATGGCGCAGTTTACCTACTGGATGTGCTACGCACGGAACGTGGCCGGGCAACGCTGCATGACGTTTAACGTGAGGAAATCATGACCCGCGACGAGAAGCTGGAGGCGATGGCGCGCGAGTGGTGCAAGATCAACGGCTGGCAACCGGATCACCGTCCCATAAAACTTGAAATTGAACGCGATGCCGACACCAACAAGATGGTTGGTTTTTGTGAGCGCAAAGGCGACCCAATTTGGACTTGTCACGTCAAGGCCATGGATCGGTTGTTGAAGGCAATAGGGGAATAAGATGAGCGACATCATCTGGGCGATGATCGTTGGCCCCCTGATGTGGATACCTGTGCTGAACATCGCGGTTGGCTTGATGGCTGGCGGTTGGCCTGGAGCACTGATTGGGCTTGTGCTGACGATGTTGGCCAGCAGCGCGGGCAGTCAGAGCGAAACCGTCAAGAACGCCGCCAGCGCCGCCAAGGGATGGTGGGACGTGCTGGGCGTCAGACCCGACGCGTCCCGTGACGAGGTGATGCAAGCCTACCGGCGCAAGGCCAAGGCCGCGCATCCGGACGCTGGTGGCAGCGCTGCCAAGATGGCAGAGGTCAACGCGGCCAAGGATGCCGCTTTGCGCGAGGTGCATTGATGGTGAAAGATCACATTGACCCAGATGCGATTACGTTCTCCGAGGAGCCAGTGCGTCACGTCATGGTTCGAGCGTTCTGCGACTGCGGACAGCACGGCGAACTCAAGTCGATGGGACAAGTCATTACGACGGGGTGCTTGTCGAGTTGGGATCACAAGTGCGCGAAGTGCGGCGCACAGGTGATGCTGGACAAGACCTACCCGCGCATCGAGCATCGTGTAGTAGAGTGACGGAGAAAGCTATGTTCAAGCCCCTCGACATCCGTGAGGTCGCGCCGAACAAAGGACGCCGCACTGTCGTCAGCCTTGCCAAAGCACTGATTCCGACCCGGCACAGCATCGTGCTGTCGGTTTTCTGTTTGATGGCCGTCGCGGGCCTTTGGGTCGGCTCGCACGTCTGTTCCTACGTCGGGCTCAATTGGCTCAGCGGCCAGATGCACGACATGATCCCCAATTTCAAGATGCTGCCGTTTTGGATCGTGATCATCCACTCCATGAGCCAGTTGGGCTCCAAAACGTTGGAAGCCTACGACAACACCCGCCATCGCTGGCGCGAGGTCTACGGCCCGGTCCATCGTGAGACCTGGGATCAGGACGGCGAGACGATCAGCGTGGAGATTTACCCGGGCGGCGTCGTGGTCAAGCGCGGGAAACGGCTGGCGTTTTCGATATCGCCGACCGCCAACCAGACATTTTGGAGTGACGTGAAGGCGAGGCGGGTCGTGTTTCGTGAGGATTCGGGTTTCATGTACGGATCGTGACGCGCAAGCCGCATACACAACTTATCCACAAGCTAAACCAAATTCTCAACGTCCTCTTGCATTTTGTTGTTGACGCCACGACTGCAATCTGTACATTACGTACACACGGCAGACACAATACAGCAGGGGGAGCACAATGAAGGCCAATCAGACCAAGGCAATTACCTTTCAGCCGCTGGCCACTTCGGTTGGCGGCGTCATGGATAGGATCGTGGCTTCGCGTTCAGCCGCTGCCGCTAGCGGCGACGCAAAGATCGGTCCTGTGAGTAAGGCTGGCGTAGGAGCGCGGGGTTCCGTCGTGCCGTCGCCCACTCCCTCGGATGAGGGCGCGATAGCCAGCCTTGGGGGAGACGCGTACCGGGCACGGGCGGGTGCGTCGCGTCTCCCCCTTCTATACGTAGCGACAACGCTCAGCCTCGACATCGGCGACTGGCCGATCATCACAGACTTTGCTGCCGAGTACATTGTGCAGCCGTCTGAGACGGGTGAGGTCAAACTGGTCGGCGTTGCCATCAAGGCCAAGGACAACAGCCGCATCTGCATCGGTGAGCTTGGCAAGATTCCCCTTGGTCACGGCCAGCATCTCACGTCGTATCTGGCGCGTGCGATCTGGGCTGCGGCTGATCTTCAGTTCTTCACGGCCAAGCAGCAGATGGAGGCGTAAGCGCCATGTCGATGAAATTCAGCCCGCGCATGGAAGCGATGCTTGCCAAGTGGGAGGCGCAAATCAAGGCAACACCGCTGCTCAATCTGACCAATGCCGACCGCGAGCGCATACAGTGGGTGCGTCGGGCACAGGCGGCGACCGATGCCGTCATGTCTGGCGACCCGCTGACCGCAGATCGGTACGTCAACGATTATGTGAAACGTCGTCCGATGTCGGCTTAGATGGAGAAGCGGACATTGCGTCCGCGCTTGGAGGGCAACATGCCGAGGTACAGTGTGAGGCTCCCGATCACGGGGTACGTGCTCACGGAAGTTGAAGCTGCCGACGAAAAGGCAGCGATCAAAAAGGCGCTGAACGAAGGCGATTTTACGAACAATGACATCGAGGAATGGGAGGTCCACGAGCAGACAGTGCGGGGCAATGTTGCTTACGGTTCCTGCACGCAGGCCGATGCAGAACTGATCGGCGACTGATGTCGGCTTCTCAGTAAAAACAGCCAAATCACAGGTGACATAATCATGGCACGCAGGCCCAGGATAGCTGAGCAGATTGACATGGAGGCCGTCGTGCAGATGCCATCTCAAGCCGCGCCCGTGGCAGCACCGTCCAACCCTGTGGCAGTCGTTGCCCCCACCGTTGCGCCAGCAGCGGCAGCAGCCCATGCGGTAGCGTCAGAGACGGCGGCGTTGATCTCAATGATCGAGCGCGCCGCGCGCGACCCAAACGTCGATATCGACAAGATGGAGCGGCTGTTCCAGATGCGCGAGCGCATTGTGCGCGAATCGCGCGAGGCGGCTTTCAACGCGGCCATGGCAGCGGCACAAGAAGAGCTTCGCCCGGTTGTGCGCAAGCTCCAGAACAAGCAAACAAACTCATCCTATGCAGACCTCGCTGCTATCTCGGAAGGGGCCGACCCGATCATCCATAAGCATGGGTTTGGATGCATCTTCAGCGAGTTCCAATCGGAGCGAGAGCGCCACATTGGCGTGCGCATCAAGGTGACGCACGCGGCAGGCCACAGCGATAGTCACGATTTCCATATTCCCGTGGACGACGCTGGCATCAAGGGGCAGGTCAACAAGACGCCCGTGCACGCGTACTCCTCTACCCTGACCTATGGTCGTCGCGTTGCCAAGTGCGCGGTCTTCGACATTGCCACCAAGAACGACACAGACGGCAACCAACCCCAGAACGAGCCGCAAGGCGTGATCTCAGACGATCAGCAAGCCGAGCTAATGGCGCTGATCACAAAAGCGGAGATCGAGATTGACGCCGTGCTGGAGTACCACAAGATCGAATCATTGGCCGACATGCCTGTCCGCGACTTTGCCAAGAGCAAAATGATGCTGGAAACCCGCATCAAGAAGCTTGCCAAGGACAAGCAGGCGGTCCAGCAAAATGGTGAGGGGTGACATGACGACGGCAACGATTGACGCTGAAACCGATGTAGAGGCAGCCGCTTTGGTGGCGCTGCCGGAGGGCAAGACGGCGCTGGAGGTTTTCAGCGCTGTGCGTGACGTGCGCGGCATCCATCCTATCGACGATACGCTGGCCAAGGTGCGCAAGCAGGTCGATGCGTTTTTGGCCGAAGGCGTCACCATCGACACGCCAGAGGGCCGCAAGCGCATTGCTTCGATGGCCTACCGGGTGGCTCTTGCCAAGGGCGCGCTCAAGAAGGTCGGCGACGCTGTTGCCAAAGAGCAGAAAGAGCTTCCGAAGCGCATTGACGCTACCCGTGCGCATGTGCGCGAGACGCTAGAGGCATGGCAATACGAGGTCCGCCAGCCGCTTGACGCATGGGAGGCGGCTGAGGAAGCCCGCATTAACGCCATCAAGGGCACGATTGCTCGGTACGGCGCGATCCTAGAGGATTGGCAGGTGCGTGGCGCGCAGGCACTCAAAACCGACCTTGCGGCCATGCATGCCGAAGACATCAGCGAAGCGCGCTTTGGTGAGTATCTTGACGCCGCACGTGAAGCGCATGCGCGCGCTATCGAGACGCTGACGAAGGCTATCGGCATGGCTGAGACGCGCGAGCGCGAAGCGGCCGAGCTGGCAGAGCTACGCGCCAAGAACGCAGAACGCGAGCGCATCGAGCGCGAGGCTGACGAAGCCGCAGAACGTGCCGAGCGCGAGAAGCAGATTGCCGCCAAGGCTGCACAAGACGCAGAGGCGCGGCTGCTTGCCCAACAGCAGGCCCAAGCCGATGCCGAAGCGGCTGAGCAAGCCCGACGCGAGCGCGACGCAAGCAACAAGCGCCGCGTCAACCGTGAGGCGCTGGATGATCTGCTGGCCAACGCCATCTCTGAGGACATTGCCAAAGCGGTCATTGCGCTGGTTGCCAAGGGCAAGGTGCGGCATATGACGATCAGGTACTGACCATGCGAATTATCGAATGCGAGCAAGGTTCTCCGGAATGGTTGGCCGCTCGTGCTGGCCGTGTGACGGCATCGCGCGTGGCCGACATCATGCGCAAGACATCACAGGGCAAGGTCAGCGCAAAACGGCAGACGTATCTGGGCGAGATCGTTGCCGAACGGTTGTCTGGTCAGCCAATTGAGACGTTCACATCCAAGGCCATGCAGTGGGGAAAAGACGTTGAGGAAGAGTCCCGCCGCACGTATGCATTCATGCATGGCGTCGAGGTGCAGCAGATCGGCTTTGCTGTCCACGGCAAGATCGAGATGGCTGGCGCGTCTCCAGACGGGCTTATCGGCGATGACGGGCTGATTGAAACAAAATCCCCTGAGTCGAAAACTCACATAGAGTCGCTGCTTGGTGCTCCCATTGATCCGGACTACGTCACGCAAATGCAGTGGCAGATGGCCGTCACCGGCCGCAAGTGGTGCGACTGGATCAGCTACGATCCAAGGTTTCCACCAGAAATGCAGATGCACGTGCGCCGCGTCGTGCGCGACCCTGTTGTCATCGTTGATCTGGAGCGTGCTGTGACGCAGTTTCTCGCTGAGGTAGACGACACAGTCAGGCGCTTGCGAGAGCGTTTCAAGAGCGCGGCGTAGGACGCAAGCGCAAGCAAAAATGTAAGTCGGAACCAAAACGAGGGGAATGCCATGCTGAAAGAGGTCGAGCGCTCAACTCGCAAAACGAAGGCCGCTCCGAATGTGCACATCGAGCGCCAGATCATAACGCCAGAGATTGCCAAGGCGTATCTGGACCAAAACAAACGCAATCGCAAGCCAGCAGAGAAGGCGGTCGCAAAGATCGCACGCGACATGCTCAACGGCGACTGGCGGTTGACCGGAGACATGATTCGCTTTGACTGCCACAACAACCTGATCGACGGCCAGCACCGACTGTTGGCGTGCATCAAGGCAGATGCGCCGTTCGAGACGTTCGTGGGCTACAATTTTGCCCCCGAAGATCAAGACGTGATCGACACCATGCGTCCTCGCACAACGGCGGACATGCTGGAGATGCACAAGGTCAACAGCGCCAAGCAGGTGGCAGCGTTGGCGCGTTTGATCATAGGTTCCAAGGCCGACGTGATACAATCCAGCATCAATCCGTCGCACACAGAGATTCTGCGCATTGTGCAGGCTCGCCCTGGGCTGATCAAAAGCGTCGGGATGGCCCATCGCGCACCGCCCGGCATCAAGAAGTCTGCGCTTGGTTTTGTCCACTATTGCGCATCGCAGTCGGCTCACGCAAGGTTTGCGGACGCGTTTGCCATCGTGTTTGTGACGGGCGTGCCGACCTACATTGGCGATCCTGCACACGCCCTTCGGGAACGTCTGATCCGCATTCGAGACGGTGACAGCGTGTTTCCGATCTCGTCGCAGTCGCAGGTGATCAAGGCCATGACGCACGCGTTCAATCTGTTTGTAAAAAGCGAGGCCATTGAGCGTTTCCAGATGCCGAAACGCGCAAAGGTAGACATGGAAGGACTCGATCTGAAGGCGCTGTGATGCAAGCCGTCATGACCAAGCCAGACAAGGCACCCGATAAAAAAACCGCGCATTGCCCGGAATGCGGATGCGTGCTCAATCTGCCGAAGGGGCAGGCGCGGTCGGTGCCGCAGAACAGGCGATTCCACGCGCTCATTCGGGCCGCGTGGGTCCACTGGCCTGAGAACCACCCGTTTTTTCACCCGCAATCGGAGGAGCACCTGCGCAAGTGGCTGACGGCCAAGGCTGGTCACTGCACTATCCGGTCGATTGATACGTCCGACATGACACCTGATCAGGCGGTCGCTGCGATCAGCGCTGCGATGCGCGAGGCTGGCCCCTATGCGTGGACCACCAGCGCTCAGTCTGTTCTGCACGTCCGGACGCCAGCCAGCATTGCGTTTGACGAGTTGGGCCACACGGACGCGACCAAGCTCTACAGCGACATTGCCGAGATCATTGAGATGGAGACCGGCATGACGGCGGACGATTTGCTCAAAGCAAAGCAGATTTGATGGTCAGCTAGATGACCAGAAAGCGCATCCCGCACAGGGAGGAGTTGGCAGCAGCCCTCCGCGAGCTTGCTGTTCTTCGCGGCGGCGCGCTTGAGCACGCGCTGACATACGAGGAGGCTAAGCTGATGACGGCCGATCAGGTCATCAGCTTGTTCCAGCGCGACCACGGAATCCACCACACAATAGGTGGCCCGGATGAGCACTGGAATCTGACATGGCGTTTTATTGGCGAGCACCGCGAGAAGACCAACAAGATCGACAAGCCGCGCATTGCCAAGACCAGACGCGGGGCAAAAGCCGAAGCGCAATTTCGTCAGCGGGTGCTGGCAAGGTCAGGTCAGGCCGATGCTGACGAGGGGATACCCTCGCGCGATAAGATCAGAACGTCCAGATGGCCAAAAGGCCGCAAGATGCAATCGCGGCCATTTCCAAAGCGCAGCGCTCAATAATCACTGCCGGGTTGCCTTGGCTCCTAAAGTTTCCCGCGCAAACCTTTACTAGCTGGCAGCGCTGTTGAAGGTTCCCGGCTTTACGTAGATCGTACCATCTCGCGCTGCGCGGTAGATGTGGCGTAGCCCACGGAAGGTGATCGTGCGCCCTTCGGCTCGCAGCCTCAACACGTGCTCCCTAACCATCAAACGGTACGCCGAAAGAGGTAGCCACCATACCGGGTCTTGGCCGTGCATCTCAGTCCTCCTCCGTTAAGCTCTGCGCCAACGCCAGTCACGTTTCACCACCTGACGCCATGCGATCAGGACACCATCGTCGTGCCACAGCACCCATAGCGCACCGAATTTGAACCACATGCCACGTCCGCGCTCCCTGCTTAACTAGGCTCCCGGTCTGGTTCCCACGTCCACCACGGCGGCACATAGAAGTCTGTGGCGACATCCAAAACCCACCCATCCGGCTTTCTTTTTCTACCCTGCACAACATCAAACAGACTTACACCGCCTATGGCGGTGATTTCGGCAATGCGCCGTTCAAAGTCAGCAAGGATCGATTCAACGTCCTCTGCATCAATCAGCACGCCATGCTCCCTGCTTACTCGACCATGTGCCGCAACGATCACACCTCCGCGGCTTGCTGGCATGCCTCACACTTCCCACAGCACGCTCCTTAGTCTTTTCTCGCCGCCAGCCACGTCAGCACGGTCATGGCGTCCGTCGCCACGTCTGGCGGGGTTGCTCGATCCATCATCAGCCGCGTCAGGTCGGTGGCGGTCTGCACGCGCTCTGCAGTCGCCAATCGAGCAGCGCGAACAGCGGCGTCTCGCCTGATCTGTTCGTTTGAACGTCGCCCCACGGCACTTCTCCTTTTAGTTTCCCGCTTCTGCCGCTCGCGCAGGCTTTGCAGCGTCGTTCGCAGCGACGCTAGCGTCGTAGTACGCCAGCATGTCGTCGTCGGTCACGGCCTGCCACGCTTCAAACCGCTTCGACGGAGGTGGGTCACCCCAACCATGACGGATACGGGTGCCGAGCGTCACAGCATCACCGTCGAACTCCGGGAACAGCGGAAGCACAATGTAGGCGTCGCGCTCTTTGTAGCAGAGGCGATCCCAGCGATCCTTGAAGGACCACTGCTCATCGGTCCACCGCCACTCGGGGTGCTCGTCGGTCGTCCGGCTGTCGTACTCAAGCACGCTGACATTCGACCAGTCGATCAGCTCGCCGGTCTCCAGGCTTTCCACGGTGTAGACGGTATCGAAGCCGATCTTGCCGACCTTCACCTCGTGCACCCAACCCAGATAGAAGTCTGGGTCGCGCATGGACTGAAGCGCCACGAGCGAGCCGATCTTCGGCATGTTGGTCGGCCGGAAGCGAGTCTCTCTCAAGCCGCTGTAGGAACTGCCGTCTATCTCGACGCCAAGCGAGAACTGGCAGATGTACCAAAGCACCTGCTTGCGTGCTCGGTCCTTCCGCATGCGCTGCGCCTCCTATGACTTTGCAACGCGCTGCGCGGCGCGGCGCATTCTGGCGACTATCCAGGGTGGATCGAAATGTTTGCCGTTGCGCGTTGGAATGCAGTCCTGCGCAAAAACCGCCTCGATTGTTCGGCAGTGCCTGCACATCCTCCCACTTCCGTCCGTGAACGTCTTATAGTCGTGTGGGAACTCATTTCTCAACCACAGCTCGTATGCTGCACCTGAAATCGCTTCGTAGGAAGCCAGCGCACGAACATCGTCTTGAGAAAGACGCACACCCTTTCCGTGAGCCGCCGCCATCATGATCTTGTTCAGCAACTCCTGCCGCACCGACAACGCTCCTATTTGACTTTCGGTTTCCTTGGCCGCCCGAACTGTCGTTCAGGCCAGCGACCCTTGAATACCTTGTACAGTTGGCGGCTTGACCAGCCACGCTCGGCGAGCTGCGCAATCAGTTCCTGCGTGTTGGGGTAGCGCGCCGTATCAAACCACATCGCCCGCACCTCGTCGTCCGGTGCGCGTTCCTTCTTCCGGTTCTTCCACGACTTCTTCGCGGCGGCGCTCGCGTCCTTCCGCGACCACTCGTGCTTGTTGCGGCGCTGCTGCTCAACGGCATCGAGCACGATGTCGGCTCGGTGCTTGTCGCTTCGCTGTCCGGTGCTGCTCACCATGAGCACGACGCCAACGGCATCCAGCTTGGCCAGCGCCTCCCGGATGCCGGATGGCCCGCTTGGCAACACGCCCGACTTCTCGATCACCGCAAGATCGCCCCTGCGCAGCGACTGCACAAATTTCGACCACGTCTCAAGTCCTCGCCCCTCGACGTACACGGTAGCGCACCCATCATCGAGCAACGCACGCTCCTGCCGCGCCGCCGGATGACCGAACAGGTTCCGGGCAAAACCGCGCTTGTGGACAACTTTGCGTTTTTCGAAGCTCATGCGGTGAATGTATCGCTTGAGCTGTTGCAAATGTCAACAGGCTATGCTATGTATCCACCATCAGACACGGGAGAGCGACATGACCGCCCAAGCCAATGCCTCAATCGACACGATGGACGGATACCGCTTCGGCAAGGCCCGTGGCCTTGTGTCGGAAGCTGAATTGGTAGCGCAGATCAAGGACCACCCGGCTCAAGGCCGACGCATGGGCGTTGGTACGCGCTTTGCCGAAGGGTACTTTAAGGCGATGGTCGAGGCCGGCGTTTGGACGCCGAACACAGGCACTCCAGCGCCGTGGGCCGAATGGAAGCTGCCGGTGCACTGAACGCTACGGATCAACTCTTATCGACAAGGCCCGTCCGCAAGGACGGATTAGCGGACATCACCATGAGCAGCTTTGACACATGGCTTGACGGCCTCACCGAGCGCGTTCGCGACAAGGCTCAACTGTCGAAATACAGCGCGGTGGTCAACGACTGCGGCGATCACAGAGGCGCTGATTTCTGTACGGCTTGCGGCGAGGAGGTTGACGAGGACGGCAACACCGAGAGCCTGACGAGATACTGCTCGCGGCATTGCGGATGCCACGGGACTGGATGCCCGATGGGCCTAGAGCGCGTCGAGTAAGCCAATGACCGCTTTTCAGTGGAAGCGTCCACGGATCAACTCTTATCGACAAGGCCAGCTATGGAGCGCGTAGCAGCATGGCGCGCGGAGATTAGGGAACTCAATGCGCAAGTCCGTCAAATCCGTTCCCGCATCAAATCGCTTGATGCCGCTTGCCGATGCGCTGAAGGCGTGGCGGGCGGCTCGAGGTCTAAGCGCGGCAGCAGCAGCGGAGCGGCTCGAGATCAGCGTAAGGACACTTGAGGGGATCGAGCAGGGGCGACCGTTCCGCTACGAAAAAATTCTGCGCCTTGCGCTAGAAACCGCTTGACGTAACTACGCACGGTGCGTATATTGGTGATATCAAACAGGGAGACACCAAATGCGCAAGTTTGCTGTGATCTGGAAAGCCGGTTCCAATAAGGTCGAGTTCTGGAAGTGCGGTGTGAAGAAGAGCGATGTTCCTACCCTTCTTCGGGTGCTGGACGGGAAAGCGCTGGATGGGATCAAGCTACCGGCTGTCTACCGAGAGTTCAGGCACTTCGAGAAGACCGGGGAGTTCAGGTTAGCTTAAAACGAGGGGCCTTGGCCCCTCCAAACTTTCCTCTCAGAAAGGCCAGCTTCCGATGAGCATCACGCAGGCCGAGTTTCTACGCGACGTGAAGAACCACGCGATGACCGTTCTGCGTGACGACGGCGTGTACCGGCACCTAAGCTTCTGCCAGCCGGATCACCAATGGCTGCACCGCTTCGAGATCATCACTTGGCCTGGCGCATTGTGCATTCGCGGTGACGTTGGATCGTATGTGTTCTCTCGGCTGCACGATATGTTTGAGTTCTTCCGAAGCTCGATGACGACGGCCGATCACATCTACATCAACGACGGCTATTGGGCGGAGAAGCTGGTTGCGTCGGATTGCAGCGGCAGACGCGGAATCGGCGCGATGCGCTACGACCCTGACCTGTTCGCGGCCGAGGTCAAGCGGCGGTACGTCGAGCACATTCGATCCAACATGCAGGGCATGCCGGAGGAACGGAGATCGCTTCGTTCCGCATTGGAGGATGACGTTCTGTCCTACGCCGAGGCGGGAGAACACGAAGCGATGCGGGCGGCGAGCGACTTCGAGCACGACGGCTTCGCGCTTCGCGACTTTTGGGAGACGGATGTTCACGCATACACGGTCCAATTTATCTGGAGCCTGTACGCCATATCGTGGGCCATCTGGACCTACGACAACAGGCCGCTGAAGGCGGCTGCTTAGATTCTCAGAAAGGCCGCAGGATGCACGGGACATATGTAGTGGTCGATGGTCATAGCGTGTTTGTGCTCTGCTGCCCTGACACGCCGAAGCACGAGATCGCGCAGCGCGCCGCCGACCAGTTGCGGAAGGAGTGGGAGGCCAAGCGCGAGAATGAGATTGAAACCATCCGCGCATTCTACTGCGCGCAACCCGCTCGATGAGGCCGGTGTCCGGTTAGATGGAGAAGCGGACATGCGAACATTTAGCCTGACCGAAGCGAGAGAGCGGATTGAGGCGCACAATCAACACAGCTATTGCGACTGTGAGCTAGCGGACTGGCCAAATGGCAAGGTGTTGATTATCGGGCGTTCTTCGCACTGCGGCGGAACCGATACGTCATGGCTTGGGGTAGTCTCTCCAGATGACGCAGATACTCTTGAGCGTGAGGGATTGGCTGACGGATGGCGGCGCTCACGAACGTCTGCTTTTCAGTAGAAGCGGACACGGATCAACGAGGACTCAGAAAGGCCGCAGGATGGATGCGCAGTTCACATGCCCGCAATGCGGCGACGACACGGAGCAGCTTCACGAAGGGTATTGTGAGGATTGCTGTCTCGAAAACCAGCGTCGGTTGGATGATCACATCGCGACATTGGATGCTTGGGTCAGGATGAGCGACCGGGAGCGCGATGAGGCGATCCGGGCCGCGTGCAGAAATTCTTAGAAAGGCCGCTCACATGGAAACGCCGCAGCAAGCAATTCTCGACTTCCTGAAGGCTGTTGATCGCGGCTACTTCGGCGCGATGCCGAGCGGGTTTAACGACAGCGCATTTGTCGCCGCGCTTCGCAAGCAGGTCGCCAACAACGCGCACGAGTGTCAGCCGAGCACAAGGCGGCACAAGATGCCAGCCGGCGAATGCCCATACTGCGACAGCGAGAAAAGCAGTTTTCACCCGCCGCATGACGCATCAAAGCGATGCAAGAGCGGAAAGCGTTCGCACTGCTCGTGCGACACGTGCTTCTGATTCTCGAAAGGGCCGGTCATGTCGGAGCTGCTATTCTCAGACTGGTTTGTGGAGCAGCACGGACCGCGCTCGCGGCGCGGCCCGTCTGGTTCCGTCGCCAACTGCTCGGACGATGAACTGAAGATGGCCGTTAGTCGCGGTGAGGCGGCAGCGGCCGAGCTGAAGCGCAGGGAACTGTGGGATGAGAAGCGAACTTCCGCGCTCTATGCGTGGCAGGTAGAAGACCGTTAAGGAGCGCCCGTATGTCAAAGCAGAACCGAAAGAATGAGCGCTTGATCATCCGGCTAACGCGAGAGGCTGAGCCCGGCAGATGGTGGTTGCCTGTGCCGTCAGGTTTTATCTGGCCGCACTGTGCGGTCTGTGGAAAGTAGAGGCCGGGCGGTGTCCGGTTAGATGGAAAAGCGGACACTGGAGGGGAACGTGCCGAAGTGGATTGGAAAGATCAATGTGTGCGGCCCGGAAGCGTTTGTGATCGAGGCTGCGAACGAGCAAAAAGCGCGAGAAATCCTTTATCAGCGCTGGTTGGAGGCGTGCGAGAACCAGAACGATAGGTCGATGGAACCGTACACGCCGGAGCGCGCCGAAGAACTGGAAGCCGAGGAATGCTGACTTCCGCTATTCAGTAATTGCAGACGCAAAAAAAGCCTCGCTGGAGTCCGACGTGAGCGCCGGTCCAGCGGGGCAGGCCCAAGGAATTGGCGGACCTTGGGCATCAACCCGGAGCGCAAGGGGGCGGCGCTGCCGGGGATCGAAAAATCACATCAGAACGATCAGCGCAGACACGATGACCGCAAGCACCAGTATCCTGCTCCCGAATGGCAGGCCCATAAAATTGCGCCACGTTCGGCGTGCAAGCCCCCAGCGCATGATTGGCGCTCCCACTACTTGACGATCAGCGGGACGACTTTTTCCAGCACCGGAGCCTTGCCCAGCAGCGCCGCTGCTATCAGACCCGCCGCCAGAATGATCTGCGCCCAATCCTTGCCGGTCAAGCGTTCCTGCTTGGGTGTCGGAGGGGGCGGTACTTGTACTGGCGGCTGACCCAATTTGACCTCCATGGCCTTCAGCACGTCCACCATCGCTTCGCCATTCTGGCCAAGCCGCTCGTCGATCCGGTGCAAGATCACGATGGTCTGTTCTTGCCCATGCATAAGCCGACCCAGCGTCGTACCCAACGCTAGCGAATCGTGGCCGTTGACGTAGCTCGACTGAGATGGACTCTGCGAGCGCATCCAAGGTGTCTCGCGGTAGCGATGAGGCATATTGATTGGACCTTTCCACGGCTCATGAGCCCCCTTTTGCAACGCGCACCCACCGCTGCAACCCACGCAGGCGATCTGCTAGCATGGCGCGATCTGCCCGGCTCTTGGCGTAGTAGCGCACACGGCAGTCGCGCTTGGCCTCACATGCAGGGATGTCCTCTGGCTCAGGCGGGGCCACCATCAAATCCGCAGGCGGCGCGCTGATTTGTGACGGCGCTACGGTCGGAGCGCACCCCGCAACGATGGTAGCCAGGACAACCGCGCATGGTGCAGACCATGATGTTCCCGGCCGACGCGGGCAGTTGCGCGCCGTGTGGCCGGATTGCTGGCAGTAGGTGCAGATCATGGGCGGCCTCAGCGAATCTTGTTGAGCTTGGCAATCGTCTCGCTGCCGACCGGCTCGGCACTGCCACCCACCAAATTGACCGGAACATGCAGGCTCGCCAGCGCCTCATCGACAGAGGCCCTGATTCGCGCCTCGTGCGTCAACCGCTCCTGCGCCAGCTCAGCCGCCAATCGTTCACGCTCGCCGTTGATTCGGTTGATTTCCTGCACAGCGGCACGCTCATGCGCGGCCCAGCCAAGATTGTAGTTATGCGCGGCGACCCATGCGTAGACCGTAAGCAGCGCGCCGGTCGCCGCCGCAACGCGGGTCAGCCACAGCCCGATATCGGTGCCAAGGTTAAGCATCTGGAGCCCCCTTGCTTGGGATATACCGACCTTCGGCCACGTCCTGCACCATCATGTGCTGGATCAGCCAAGCCCCAAATCCAATGCCCGCGCAGATCAAAAACACAATCAGCAGCACGTGGTCAGCCATCAGGGTTTTGACGCTGTCGGAAAGATCCTTGGCAAAGCCTAGCGTTCCCGACGCGGTCATGGACGCAGCACCAAAGCCGCCAATACCACTCCACAGCTTGACCCACTCCAAGATGCTTGCCTTGCGCGACACCTTGACCAGCTCCGCACAGGTCGGCGTCTCCGAAGGTGCCGGACCAGCATTGACGTAGGGCAGCGTCTCGTCCTCATCGACCTCGACGGGGTGCGCTGGCGCGTCCGTCTCAAGGCCGACAGAGATGCTGTCATCGGCTGCCATGAGCGCGGACAGGAGTGCCGTGCCGCCGGACTGCTGCGATACCTCGTTGGCATCCCAGACCTTGTCCTTGACGAACTTGCCTTTGGTGTAGACGGTCGTGAACGACCACAAGTAGGCGCTTGGCACGCGACGCAACCGCGAGCCAAAGCCGTTGTATTTCTCCAAGCACCACGCGATGCGCTCTATGGACCAGTGCCGAACCCGATCAAGACCGTCGTAGCGCAGCGCATCGGCAGCGCTGAACTCCCAGGCAAACGGCGGCTTACCGCCCTTCGGGCGACCAGCCGGAACTTGCCACGTGCGACTTTCCAGGGAATCGCCGTTGTGCAAATGCTTACCGAAATTGCAGTTGCACTCCATCTTGTGGATGATGCCGATCACGAACCACGGCACGCCCGTCTCGGCAGAGACCGCCTCGTAGCGTGAGCGGTTGGCGATGATCCGGCTGGCGGCAGCGCGCACGTCATTGGCGCGCTCGCGCCTGATCTTCATCGCCTTCCAGAGTTGAGCGTAGTCGCCCTTGAGGGCTTCAAAAGAGACATCGAGCTTCGGCATGAGTCGTCCTTGAGCCGGTGGAAACGCAGCACCGACGCAAAGCAACTTATACTCTGTATAGTGTCAAAGACCCATCGGGTCCACACCCATCTTGCGAACGCGATCAATAACGGCAGAACGGGGAGCGCCAGCGCGGATGGCGGCCCTGGCTTCCGCTAGCAACTTGCTGCGACCGTCGTCCTCTTCCTTGATTAGAGCCGATGCAGGGCCAGCATAGGGCCGCAATCGTGCTCGTTCTGCACGCTGCCGAATTTGCGCCATGCGATCTGCTTGCATCTGCATGCGGCGGAGGTGCATGGCGACGCGCGCCGTGTCGCTCATTGGCGTGGTCATTATCTCACTGAGCGGCCGGTTTTTCCGTTCGGTAAGAACTTGAGATAGCTTTTCCACGATCCAGTTGCGAGCGCCACGCACGTTAGCAGACTCGACAGCAGCCATGAGCCCGGTGTCCGCATCCTTCTGCTTTTTGGTCTCGCGACGAACCTCCGTCTTGGAATTGCCAAGAGCGCCTTGCGTGATTTCTGCAACCTTCTGATCGCGCGCCGCTCGGGCAAATGAAATTGCAGCATCGTCATCAAACAATTGACGGATCGTGTTGCGCGCGTGATCGTTGCGAAAGAGTTTTGACACGCTGTGCTCATCGCCAAGATTATCCAGCTTGTCGTAGAGCTTTTGCAGAAAGTGGATGCGAACGATGTCTTGCGCTTCGGGGGCTAGACCACGGAACTCGCGGATCTGCTCACGAAAGCGCGGACCAGCCTTTTCGGCAAACGAGTCACCAAGCCGTCGCCCCATTTCCTGAAAGTTCATGTCGGCCCACTGCCGATTGGCCTGAGCCCACTGCGGCGATGCCCGCTGTAGGATTTCAGTGATGTTGGGAACGGTCTGCCCCGTGCGCAGATTGGGTTGCGTGTCGTTGTAAAGCGGTTGCAGAGCGTTGACGATGTTTTGGTCGCCTTCGCGCTCCTCCGCTTTGCGAATGGTGCGCCCAATGGCCGAACGCGCATCCTGCAAGAGTTGCAGACCGTCCGGCCCGTCTGCCCTCAATAAGTTCCCTTCGTGATCGCGAAACTCGCGGAGAGCGGCACGGATGGCATCGCTTTCTGCTCCAGCGCGGCGCGCAGCGCGCCCTTCCCAATATGTGATAAAGTTCTCGAAGTCCTGCTGAAATTGCGTGCGCGGAATTGCTAGGGGCTGACTGTGAGCGATGTTGTAGGCAAGGCGACCAGCCGTCGTGGCCGCGTCGATCATATCGTCAGCGTCTTCAATGGTCGCTGGACGGTAGGTGCGCGGCCCGGTCTGCACCTGCGGGCCGATCTCTTGAAGAGACTCCCGCATGGAAGGCGCAAGCGTTTCTTGTCGCCTTATAAGAGCAGCTTTGGTGTCGCGCGCCGACTGAGCGCTGCCCTTATTCACCAGATAGTCAATGGTGTTCTGTGTCGCGGTTGGCTCGATGCGGCCAAGCTCGTCGAGGTCGGTATTGCCCGGCTGACGCATTCTTTGAGCGGCATCTGAACTTGCAACCGCAGGATACTCGCTCAAGAACAAGTCGCTGTCCTCATGCACTTCCGTCAGACGCCGAACCTGATTGCGAGCGGTCTGCTGAGATACACCATATTCGCGCATAATGCGCTGGACTGTAGCGACCTGAGCGGCGGCCACATCACCGCCGTGGTTGACCATCTCCTCGCCAAGAATATCCAGCGTGCGGCGATTGGTGCCGACGTTCTGCCGAGACGGACCAGCAGCAACCTCGTTTTTGAACTCATCGACGGAGCGACCAATGTCATCCACCATAGAGCCATAGGCACCAGCCTCGCCCTGATTGGCTCGCGCGTTGCGGATGGCGTTGGCGGAACCTCGTGCGCCAGCGCCAACAGCCGCTGGTGTCACTCCTCCGACGATGCCAGCAATAGTTTGTCCTACTGGCCCAAAGCCATTCTCTGCCGCATGATGCGAAGCTAACGACGCCCCTGTGATCGAAGCAGCAGAAGCGGCGGCGGCCGATGCGGGGTTCTCTGCAATCGTCTCACCAATGTTGCGCACAACCTGCCCAAGCGTCGATGTCGCCGGTTGAACCGCACGGGCAGCTTGCAAACCCTTTGCCCATATCGCGGCCTCTGGCGCAACGGAGGCACCAAAACCACGGCCAACCGACTCCGCATAGCGTCCGGCGGTGGTCTCGGGCAGAATGTCCGGACGCCCAATAGCACGGGATACCGGGTTGTTCCAACGCAACTTGTCCGCGTACTCGTGCGGCACGCCAAGAAACTCAGCGCCGGACGCCAACGCTTCACCGGGCAGGCCAATCAAGTCATTGATGCCACGATTGAACCCCAAAAGAGATTGCTGGCCAACGTCCTTGATCGTAGACGATTCCTGCTCTTTCGGGGATTGATACCCAATCTTGGCGTCGAAATCGGCGCGAGGTATGTCGCTGTAATACTTACGATAGAGCGCGTCGGACAGCGCTGCATCGTCCATGTCATCGTACTGCGGGTACTGCTTGCGAAAGTCCGCGAGCGTGGTCATTGACGGAGCCCCATCGGGTCAGGACGCGGACCAGCATTTGGAGACGGAACGACGACAGTGCCCGGCGCAGCGACGCCGCTGGCTGGCGGGTCAGGCGGCACAAGATCGCTGAACTTGCCGCCGGACAGCGTATTGATCTTACGCTTATCGTCCGGCGAAAGCATCGGGTGCTGTCGCATCCATTCGGTCATGTACTGAGCAAGGCCAACGTTGCTGCCCTTGGCCGCAATGTAATCCATCGCAACGCTGTTGGCCTGAACTTTGTAGTTCTCCGACTTGCGCATCATGTACAGCATGGCCTGATTGCCTTGCCGTGTATTGGTGGCACCCGGGACAGACGCCGACAAGAACCTGCGGTCGCTATCAGACAGTGCGCCGGGCATGCCTTCGCCGCCAGCCGTTGAACGCAACTTGAGCGCCATCTGGTTGCCAAGCGAGTTCAACAACTCTGTCTCGGCTACACCCTCAACCGGGAACCCAAGGGCGGACCCAAGGCGCTTGAACTCATTGACGTAAGCCGCGCCCTTTCCTTGATAAACGTTCGGATTGCTGACGATGCTATCGAGTTGATCGATGGTCTGGAGCTTGGATTGAGCATCGCGCGCGGCCTCTACGCGCTTCTCATAATCCTTGGCAGACATCTCCGCGATCTTGGTATCAAACGCGGTATCAACGCGAGACGGCTTCTCCGGCTTGTAGTTCAAGATCCAGTTGCGGCCTTCCTCGCTGTCCGCCCACGCCTTGCCGCCGTACTGAACAGCCGCATCGTAGCGCTTGTCCCAATCGACCTGAGCCTGGGTCTTCTTGATCGGCATCTTGCCGGTGCCGACAAAATCCAGATACTCGTCGGTGCCTTCCTTGAGACCGAACTGAGGGGCGAGTTTCTTGCGAGCCTCAACAGATTTTGTAATGCCCCAACCTGGGTCCATACGCGTAAGCTGCGCATCATTCATGCGTCGGTTCTCGCCGAACTGCGCGTTCCACTGTCGTGTACGCTCCGCCTGATCCGCCGCATGCTGCGCTTGCGCTGCTGTCATGCGCTCACGCTCAAGCGTTGGCCTGCCGTCGAGCGTGCCCATCATCTGGGCCAGCGAGCGCTTGTGTAGATCTTCGGCGTTGCGGCGGGCCTGCTGTTCTTTCACCATCTCGCCAGCCTGATCGGCAATGCCCTTGCCAATCAGCGGGCCGCTGGCCGCAAACAGCGCACGCGCCATCGGCCCCGTGCCAGAATCCCATCGTCCGGAGACCAGTGGACCCCAGTTTGATGCTGGTTGCGATGGCGCAGTGGCCGCGTAGGACGGCTGCTGCACTGGAGGTGCAATCGGCTGACGCTGATATGGCGCGTAGGGACGCGGCGCGGGCGTGATGCCGGGTGCAGTCACGGGCATCGGCGCAGCCTCACCGCCAACGACCGTGCGCGGCCCATACGTATCGCCACCGCCGCCCATGGAGTCGTCCGTCAGGTCAGAGACAAACCCGTCTGTCGCATACCCCTTTATTTCGCCGCCGCCTGCATAAGGCTTGACCTCACCGCCCGATGCCTTGGCCATGCCGTTGAATGCCTCGAACGCCATCTTGAGCTTGGTCGGCATGTCGGCTTCGTGGAACGACGGCTGCGCACCGGGAACAACAGCGCCACCCTCGTCGTAGCCCTTGATGGCACCGCCATCGGCAAAGCTGTTGTAGAGACCGCTGGACGGATTAAACGAGCCACCCGTGTCCGGATTGACCCAGCCACCACCGCCGCCAAAGCTTGGCATGCCTGTAAACAACGAGGCAGCCGTGCCTGCGATACCTGCCAACTGCTGAAACGGCGACGGCGTATCGACCTTGGTCTGGTTGCTGGTGCCGCTGCTGGTGCTGGAACCGGTCGTAGAGCCCGTAGTCGATCCAGTAGACGAGCCCGTGCTGGTCTGGCCAGCACCTTGCAGGAATGGCGACAGCGCGCCAGCCCATTGGGTTTGCCAAGATAGCGGGTCTTGCCAGAGCGTCTGGCCGATGTTGAAGCCTGCCGTGTTGGCACCGGTAGCAGCGCCGGTCAAACCAGCCAACGTGCTTGCGCCTTGGAGTTGCTGCCCCTGCGATTTAAGAGCTGTATCGACCGCTTGATTGTAGCCCTGGTTGTAGATGTTTCCAATTTGCGCCTGCTGCTGCGGCAACACCGCCTGATAGTAAAGCGCTTTAGTCGCGGCGTTATTGGAGTTGCCCAGCGCACCTTTGGCGGCAAGGTTGCCATCAATGTTTGATAGCGCCTGCCGGTTGGTCAGGTCATACGCCTGAACTGTCGGGTTGACCACCGACGAGATGAACGGTGACATATACGCGGTGTAAGCGGTCGGGGAAAGGCCGCCTGACGCGATGTTGCCAGCCGCAGAAAACCCCGGATTGAGGTTGCCCCCAACCACGTCCTGCCGATTGGCAGCATTCGTCTGATACGCATTAAACGGCGCGGGGGTAAAGCTGTTCTGATACTGCTGGAAGATATCAGAAAGCTGCGGCCACAGGTTGTTCTGCGTGCTCTGCGTAGACGATTGGTTCGTCGTCTGATTGGTATTCTGCTGGCTGTTGGTCTGGCCAGTCGTGCTGCCCGTTGTCGTGGACTTGGGCGAGAAGAAGCTATCCAGAAAGCTCATGGCTGAAGGTGCCCTCAGTTAACCTGTTCGCCCGTGTAGAGGTAGAGCGACGCCAGCGGCTCGAACCCGGCGCGCTTGAAGAACCGCATTTTCGGCGAGTCCTCGTCGTAAGAGACGACACCGCCAATCAGCGGAAGCCCCATGCTGACCGCCTTGGCCTGCGACCACATCAGCAGGCGGCGGCCGACATCGGACTTCCTGTGTTCCGGCCAAATCCATGCCCAGTGTTCACACAGGTAGGCGTCGTCGCTGTCATGGGGTGTCTGCACCGTCAGGTAGGACGACCCCGCAATGACGCCATTGGGTGCCGCCACTACGGCACACCATGCCTCGCCAGCGTCCGGATCGTTGCGGCGCTGAAGGATGGCGCGGTGCAGGGTTGCCCGCGCCTTGTCCTCCGAGAACCGGAACGGCTGCCCGGCGGCGTTGCGCAAGGCTTCCTCGCCGTGCTTGGCCCGGCAAAGGCGCAGCAACTCGTCTTCATCCTCCGGGCCTGCGAGACGCACCGGAAGGCTCAGGTCAATGCTCATCGTGATCGATCTCTGGCGTGCTCAGCGCTCTCACCGGGCCGGTGGCGGCAGCTTGGAAAGCTTGTTGATATTGTGCTTGCGAACGCCAAGCACGAACTTGTCCAGGGTACGATGCCCCATGTCCATATCGCCCTTGCCGATTCGCGCAACGGTCTCTGGCGGAACCACGTACTCGCCGTGGCTGATCTTGATCGGCACGGCAGCGCCGCCACGGGCCAGACGCGGCGTGGCGTCGCCAAACACCTTGTTCAGGTGCACGTAGCCAGCATCCGAGTTGCCGTCGCCCAGAGCCGACACGATGTCGGCTGGAATGACAAACGATCCCGCCTCGACATCGATGGGCAGCTTGTCCGAGCGACCAGTGGTTTTGCCGGGCACCGGACCTGCATGCACCGCACCGCCATGGGCATATTTGCGCGCGGTATTCAGCGCTGCGTCTACGTCAACGCCCTTGGCCTTGCGCTCCATGGGAGCAGGCTTGGTCGGCTTGGAGTCGTGGTAGACGGGGCCACCGGCAAAGCGGCCAACCTTGCGCGGCTGGAAGTGAGAGTGATGTTCCTTGGCCGACTCAGCGCCAACCATGCCGCCGGACGCGCGCTTGGGTGGCGGCAGAAGACCCGTCTCCCGCAGGATCGAGAACGCTTCCTTAATCTGGGATGGCGTAGGGTCTTTGATGCCAGCCGCTTCAAGGGCGTATTGAACCCGGCGCATCTCGCCGATGTGCCGGTCGATGGCCTCCGGAGCAACCTTGACATTGGACATTTTGTCAAGGTACATTGTTGGCGTGAAGTCGGCTGGCAGAACGCCGCGATCAAGCAGATCGTCCGTCGTGCTGGTGATGGCCTCATGCCCCTTCTTGTTGAGTGGGGCCTGTCGCTTCGTTGGGTTTGGATTGTCGAGGGCTTTCGATGTCTTCTTACCGGCACCTTGACCAACAGGATTGGCAGAGGCTTCGTCAGCAAGCAGCCGATCTCCCAACTCACGATTGCGACGAATTCGCTCCGCAAGGCCATCGGTCGGGCCAGCCTGAGCAGGCATGGGAGCGGCTGACGTTGGACCAGCTTCGGGCGAAGCAGGCCGCGAACCCATCGGACCCGTACCTGCGCCAGCTTCTAATCCAGCGGCTTCGTCAGCACTCCGCAGAGACTCGTCGGCAAGCTGACGCTGCCGGTCTTGCTGCCCAGATGCACCTTTCAAAGCTTGACGCGATTCTGTCACGTCACGGCCTGCGTTAAGAGCACGCAAGCGGGCTTCGTTGGCGTCTACCATACCTTCCGCGTGGGTTCTGGCAACGCGCGATGGCAGCGCGGCAAAACCTTCGGAAATGCGGCCGGGCCAACGCGCAAGATCGGCACCGAACAGACCGCCACCGATACCTTCAGCGACTCCAAGCGCGCTGCGCTCTGCAAACTTCTTCGGGTCGTACAGCAAGTCTTCGGCTTCGCGCTGCACAGGGTTACGCTTCTCAGGGGCATTCGGACCCGCAAGGATAGCAGCCGAACGCACCTGTTCGGGGTGGCCTTCGGGCAGATCAGTTGACAGAATTTCCAGCGACTCGCGCTTTGGATTGTAGGTCGGCGAATAGTTGGCATCATACGCCATCGGCCAATGCGCCGCAGCGCCACCGCCGAACGTACCAAGCGTAGCTGGAAGAACGTAATCTTTCATCACCGAGCCGCCACCCGTCGCAACGCGGCTGGCCAGTCCAAGCGGAGCGGCTACAACGCCCGGCGCTATCGGTCCAAGGGCGTTGAAGACCTTGCCCGTCTCCGTGTCGGCAAACCTCTTGTCCCGTGCAAGTGCTGCTTGGCTCTTATCAAGCGCAGATCGCACCTTTGCGTCGTACTGCGATTGCTCCCGCATCTTGCGGTCTTCTTCGGTGCGCGTACCGGACGTGGCCTTGGCGATACCGGCGGCGCGAACTATCTCGTTGAGCGAGCGCAATTCCTCGCGCTGGCCTTCCGTCAAATCACGCGACCGCGAAAGGCGATTGTAGCGCTTGCGCTGGTCTGGCGTGAGTGGATCGTCGGACTGAGCTTCGGCGGAGTCGAGGAACGACGGCATGTAATCGCGCCGCAGACCTTCAGCCAATCCTGTTGCACCAATGACGCCAGCAGCCACGGGCCGCATGGCAGTGAGAGCAGCGTTCACACCAAAGCTGGTGACGTTCGCAAGCGATGGGTCTTTGTACGCCTTGATGCCAGTATCAATCGTGCGTGGAACGTTGAACAACTCCGGCAGAATGCGCTCGGACTGGCGTGCCGTCTCTTCATAAGCAGGCATACGCCCTGCGATCTCAGCGCGATCCTCTGGCGTCAGAACCGGATCACGGCCATACATCGCTTTGCGGGCAACGCGTGCACGCTCGCGGCTGTTCATCGGCTCCAAAATTTCGCCGTCCAGAATGCGATCAGTTGGGTCCATGACGCGCGGCATGCTTGGCATATCGTCATCGTCTACGCCACCACCGGAGGCGCGCTTGGCGCGGCGGGCTACGTCCATTGCAATCGCGATGGCCTGATCCCTTGGCTTGCCAGCCGAGAGTTCAGTCTTGATGTTGGACGACACCGCGTTGCGGCTTGAACCCTTGATCAGGGGCATAGTGTCTTTCCTCGTGGTTCCGCCGTTGGCGTAGGGCTGCGGAGAGAACAGCAGGCGTCGGGCCTTGTCGGTGAAGGATTCTGGCTTGGCTGGTTGCGGAGCCATGGCAGGCACAGCCCAGCGACCAACACCACCGCCATCGGCACGCATCGCCAGCGGGCTCTTGGTATCGCCGGACTTCACCCAATCCTTGAACTTGTCGAACGTCATCTCGGTCACAGCGCCGATGCGATCCTTGGCGCGACCGTCAGAGAACGCTTTCTCGTAGGCAGCAAGCGCTTCGCTCTTTGAACCGAAGCTCAGCAGGCACTTGTGCTCGTCGTACTTGCCGGTCTTGGCATCGATCTGATCGACGACGTAGACCTTGTTGCTGGCATGATCGGGTCCGAGGTAGACATCGACATGGTCGCCGTCGTGACCCTCAGTGCCCTTCACGTAGCCATACGCGGCTGGCATCTTGACCGACCAGCGCTTGCCGTTTGGAGACACGCCGGAGCGCTCGGAACCCTTTGGGTTCTCGATGGTGACGTTGAGGCCCTTGTAGGTCAGATGCCCCTTGCGGTAGGTGCCGCTTTCCTTCTGCGCATCGCTGGGGTTGCGGTCCACGCGCTTTTCCGCTTCACGCAGATCGGCAGCAATGGAGAGCGCGCGGTCAACGGCGTCGGTCATGATCTATGGGCTCACGTCGTTGTGTAGCGGAGCAGCATGAAGCCCAGCACAATCGCCTCGCTCAGAGGTCCACCGGACAGGTTCGACACCGTAATCTGGAAGCTCCCGTTGGCGAAGTTGCTGGCCTGCGCCATGTAGGCTCCAGCCGTGCCCGCCGACACATGATTGACGACAGCCATGGTCAGCGTGGTGCATGCAGAGTTCGTCACCGTGAACGTCGCCTCCGAGCCAGCGCCGAGAGCGGCGTTGTTCATCGTGATTTGGCCGCACACGGTGTTGATCGTGACACCAGTGGTCTTCGACGTGGCCTGCGTCACACTGCCGCCAGCGCCCGTGGCATAGCCGATGCCAGCCGTGGCACTGGATGTCGTGATCACGCCAGTGCCGGACCATGTGCCTTGGTTCTGGAGCGCAGCGAGAATCTGGCCAAGGATCTGGACGCTGTTTGAGCCGTTGTTGGAAATGCTGGTGAGGACCGCGCCGATGCGCTCAATGTCTGACATCACAACCGTCCATCGGGTGCAAAGCGGAAGCGTGACCCGCCAAGCCGCCAGAAGCTGCCAAGATCAGAACTCTGCACGGTGAACATTGCCAACCGGCCACGCAGGCGCGGATTGATGTACTGCGTGCTCTGAGTGACGGTGTAGGGACCATAGACCGTAGGCGTATCGCCCGGGTAGTACACCGAGTAGAGCGTGATCTGGATTGTCGCTGGCGTCGATGTGCCAGCCACATTCTGCCACTTCATGTCGGGCAGCAGCCAGTCAATGAAGATGATATCGAGGCCATCCGACAGCGGAAACCAGCCGGAGCTGATCGACGCATTGATCGGCTGACCATCGGCGTCGAACGATGTCTCGTGCTCGTAGATGATACCAGCCGACGTTGCGGACATCGGCATCCCAAGGATGGACTGATCAATGCCGCACGTGCGTCCGAGAACGCCGTAATCCCACGCATTCTCCCGGATGTTGTACTTGACGTAAGCGTCGGGCTCTGTTGCATTGGTGGACAGGCGCGGGTAAAACCACCAGACCTCATTGTAAGGACTATTCGACCACGCCCAGCACTTGTGCTGATACGTCGTGTTCAAGTCTTGAAACACCTGATCCCACACCGGGCAGGGAATGATGCTGGGCTGGCCGGTGCCGGTCGCCCAGAAGTTGGACGCGCCCATCCAGAAGATGTTGGAGCCTTGCCGCGTGACGGCATGTTTGCCGATCAGCCCGCAGTTGGAGCCGATCTTGGTGAACCCCCATACGCCAGCAGCCAGCGAGCCCAGATAGTTCATCGACCACAGATCGAGATCGGTCCACAGCATTTCCTGCCCGGGAACCGACATGCCGCCGACAATCTTGGACCCGTTCGGCAAACGGCGCGAGCCTGCTTGGCTTGTCGTCGAGACGGCCCAACTCGTGTAGTCGCTTTGCGCGCTCCACTTCACCAAAAGCGGGTCTTGATCGATGCCGATGGTGTGCTCCTCGGTAGATCCGTAGGCGATCACCATCTGCGTCTGCATCGAGACGAACATGCCGGTGTTGTAAAGCGGGCCTCCAGCAATAAGCTGCGCGTTCTCCAGCCCGGTGTTGGGCTGCCACGTGTAGATGCCGCCGCCATCCGGACAGGCCAGCAGAACCTCGCCCCAGTTGTCCAGGGTCCAGTCTGTGGCCGTGATGGGCGTGCCGGTCTGCGCGCCCGCCGACGATCCCGTGCCATATCCGCCAGACCCGTATGTGCCGATGCCGTAGCCGGTGCCTGCCGTGGCCGGGCCAAGTGCAATGTAATAGGTGATCTGAGCGTCGCCAGCGTTCATCGAGAACGTCGTGCTCGACGTGGCGAGGATGGATACCGAGATATCGAAGCTGTTGACAGAATTGATTGTATTGGCGGTGTAAGTGCCGTCAATCGTAACACCGCCACCCGTCGTCGCAATCGGGAAATTGATGGAGTCGCCGACAGACAGCCCATGATCATTCAACGTGACGCTGACGGTCTGGCTGCCTGATGTGGTGGTAAACGACGGCACCGCTCCGCCGCTCGCCACCGACGATGTCGCGAGCGATGACGCCACAATCCGATACTGAGTCGTGGCCAAGAACAGATCGATGGGATAGACGCCAGACAGGATGATGCCGCCGACCGAGACCGGAGTCTTGAACTCGACCCGGTCGAACGTTGTGACGTTGGCGATGTTCGGATCATCAACGGTGACGTTGGCAGAGCCCAACGTGGTTGTGAAATCCGGCGCAAAGTCGGATGTGTACGTTTGCGGCGTGAGCGTCTGGAGCGAATTGTTGGAGATAGCACCAAGCGTCGTGGTGGTGCCAACGCCCAGGTACTCAACCTCGTTGAGATCAAGCCATGCGTGCATGCACTTCGGGACGCCGCCGACCGCGTTGGCGTAATACTTGTCCCATCCGCCCAGCTTCTCGGCAAGGCCGCTGCGATAGCGCACGAGTTGCGACGCCGAATAGCCTGCCTCAAGTTGCGATGGAGTCAGCTCGACGTTGACGCCGGGCTTGAGCTTTAGCATCGAGAACGGCATGGGTGTCGTCTCGCGCTCAAATTTTGATCAGCACGTTGCAAATGCCGATGGGCGGCATGTTGGTGTGCGCAGTTCCACCGCCCTGAGACGCAATCGACGCCGTAATGGCATCCGTGGCGTTTGACGTGCTGACGTTGGCCGCCACCGAGTAGTTGAACCCTGCGGGCACACCAACGGATGTTGCGCCCGTCAAGATGGTGGCAAGGTTGTGCGTATGCGTCCCGGTTGCGCCGCCATGATTGTGTGGCGGCATCTCAGAGACGGACAGCGTGACATTCTGCACGCCGCCGACAGCGCCAACCGTCGCGCCATCGACGCTGGACCCGGCTGTCGTAATACGACCGGCTGCGCTACCGCCCATGTTGTCTTTGCCGCCACGCAGGCGGCCACGCAGGTCCGGCAGAAGCGGGCCAGCGCCCCACGTGGTGCCGATAGCGTTGTAGAGGTTAGCCGTCACGCCTGTTGTCGAGAACGACGATCCGTCACACAGCAGGTATTCGCCAACCAACGAGCCGGTCGCCAGCAGGGATGGATGCGGGGTTGCTGCGCCAAGATCAAGAAACGATCCCGGCGGCGGCAGCCCCATGGATCGAACGCCATATGTGGAATCCGACCAGACCTGACGGCCCTGTCCCTGCGGAATGAGAACGGGAGTGCCGACGCCGTTGGTCAGCGAGACGTAGAAATTGCCAGTCGTCCTGTTCTCGACCCAAAACACACCCAGCGCCAAAGTTGTGACCGCGATGTTCGCCAGCAGCGCGCCGCTGAAGATCAGCAAGCCGTTGCGTGATTCAGATGCAGTGAGCGTGATGGGAGTCGTCGAAGCGAGGCTGAGCGTGGTGACGCCACCCAGGTTGGAGTCGACGTAGGTAATCATCTCATCGTTGAGAACCGTGCCCCACGTACCAGCGTTTGATCCCGTCGCTTGCAGAATGTAATTTTTATTTGTCGTTGACGTCATTTTTATTTCTCGCTAACTTCGATTCTCTGAACGTTTTGTAAGAGGACCAAAGATGGCCAAGCTCAAGGATATGACGGGACAGCGTTTCACTCGATTGCTTGTCGTCTCGCGGGCAACGAGTGACAGCAACGGCAACGCGCGGTGGAACTGTGCTTGCGATTGTGGTGCTCAAACCGTTACTAGCGGGTTTACCCTTCGCAACGGTGAGGCAAAGTCGTGTGGTTGTTTGACTGCGGAGCAGCTAACTGAGCGCAGCACCAAGCATGGAATGCATGGAACGCCAGAATACGTCAGTTGGGCAAGCATGATACAACGCTGCACGAACCCTCGCACCGTCAAATACCATCGCTACGGCGGTCGCGGCATCAAGGTCTGCGATGCTTGGCTGAGCAGTTTTGAGCAGTTCTACGCAGATATGGGGCCAAAACCTTCTGAACAACATTCCATAGAGCGTGACAACACAGACGGTCATTACGAACCAAAAAATTGCCGATGGGCAACCACCAAAGAGCAAAACAGCAATACGTCACAGAACCGCATAGTGACCATCGACGGACACGCGCAGACGTTAGCGACTGCCGTCAGTGCATCACCCCACGGCTTGCTTCGTGGAACCGTGCAAAGCAGACTACACAGAGGGTGGAGCGAAGAAGACGCGGTCAAAACACCAAAGCTAAAAAGCAGGGCGCATGACCTTGAAGGTCAAAAGTTTGCACGGTTGACTGTAGTTTGTCGCGTTGAAAACGCGGGAAAATACGCGCGTTGGCTTTGCGTATGCGAGTGCGGAACAGAGCGCGAAATATATGCGACTAGCTTAGTTCACGGAACGACAAAATCTTGCGGCTGCATATCGAAAGAACTTCTACAAACTCCAGGACGCATCTCTCGAAAGCGCAAACCTAAGCCGCCTACGGCTTAGCGCCAACCTGTGGAAAAGTGGAATTGATAGCCGCCCGTGCTGCTGCCTCTGATCCAGACTCCACGGCATTGCGTGCATCTAATCTCGGCAACGGATTTCTCTTTGTCCGGCTGCGGCTGCTGCCAGTTGGTGAAGTCGTCGCCGTTTCTGGCGTCGCCTTTCTGAATGTCGTGCGCGATCTCGCAGATCACGTGGCCGTTGATGCAGGTGATGTGCTCACCTTTTCTGGCGTAGAGGTTTGGGTCTTCGGCCGCGCCCAGCATGGCTCAGATCACCCTCTTTGCGGTACTGCCGTTGGCTCAGGCTGTTTCGGCGACCATGACGCACCGGCAAAGCGCTTGCGAGCCTCGTATGTGCTAGCGCTTTCGCGAAGCTTCTCGTATTGACCTTCCCACGATTGTGCCGACTTCGGATCATCAGCCATCGCCGACCAGTTTTTCATGTAGCCGTACATGAACACCATGCTGGCCGCGAAAAACAGATCGTAGAGGTTGTCGGTCAGGTACGTGTTGGGGTTGGATGCCGAAAGCGCGGTCGGCTGGATCTTGCCGACCACCTCGACGCGGTAGGTTGAGTCGGGCCACGGCCCAAAAACAATTTGCGACTGCGCCGCGCCGCCAGCGAGGTACGTGTTTTGGCTGACGTAGGCGAACATCTGCGGGACGCCAGCACCGGTCGATGACGGCCAGAATGTATCGAGGACGTTGAGGCTGACGGGCGTCAGCGGGTTGCGGGTGCCGGTCTCTGGAGCCGTAGACGCTGGCGTGATGATGTTGATGGCATCGACGATCAGGAACGTGCCAACGGTGGTGGGGAGGTTGAAGTTGCGAGACGACAGCGATGTGGACGCGCTGGAATCGCGCACGTTGGCGACCAGCATATCCAACTCACGATAGATGCGGCCTTCGGCGTAGTTGATCGCAGCCGGAACGATAGTCTGGAAATTGGTGTCGGATGACGGAATGGCGGTTTCCGTCGAGAGCTGCGCGATGTACTGGGTGTAGTTCATGGCTCAGCCTCAACACTCCCAGGACACAGAAAGCGCCTGATTTGTTTCCTGCCAGAACCCCGTGACATCGCCACGGCACCCCTCTAGCGGCCGGAGCACCTTGATCCCATCGAACGGCTGAATTGTGCATGCTGCGACCGCACCAAGCAGGCCCTGTGCCGTTCCTGTGTTGTCGAAGTTTTGCATCGCCCATGTGCCAGTCGGCGCGCTCGTGGAGTCGACGCCAATGGCCGTCCACACTGCGCTCGGGCCTGATAGGCTGTTCTGGAAGTAAGCGCCGCGCCATTGCGGCCGGGTGCTTCGCCGCTTGATTCCGCTGATGATGGAAATCTTGATATCCTGTCGGCCCGATATGCCGAAATTATATCCTGACGGCGACGAAAATGGCCGATACGTGCGACTACCGTTAATAAAGTCCGCATTATCGCCAGCGGTCAACGTGATCATCTGTGGATGAAAGTAGTTCCACACATCCATGCGCACGTCGGGCTTGTAGGAGAAATCGGCGCGCGCTTGACCTGCAACGGGGCCGATGGCAACGCTCCCCAGGTAGACCGCTCTGAAATTTGCAACGTTCACAATTCCAGAGTCTGTCACAACAGAGAGTGGAGACCCATTCACTGGCATGCCGCCGCGATAGACTATGCTGCGCGGAAAGACAGGCTCGACAGGAGCCTGCACAAACGCCTGCATCTCGCAGATATAGATTGCATTGATTCCGTTGCCGTTGAATACCAGCCACCAGTCCGCAGACGTTGGCCCGTTGGGAATATCAATGACAATCGTTGATGGATACCCTGCTGGTGCGGTGCCGGTCGCGACAATCGGTGCGGCCATCGGATCTGGATGGTCGGGATGACCCGCACGCAATTGCCAGCCTACTGCCGCATTGTTGCCAATGAACGAATTATCGATTGGCGACCACGCTTTGATCTGCTTGACCTGCTGTGGTGCATCCAGCCGAAGTCCAACGGCAGTTCCGGCCGAATAGCCAGACAAGCCTCCAGCACTACGCGCACTCTGCGACCATGTCTGTGATGTCTGGCCATCGACGATGACAGACATTCCAGCGACATAGTTGAAGCTACCTTGTGGCTGCGCAGAGATTTGAACAAGGGTTGCTGGTTGCGCGGCGGCTTGGGGTGTCATTTCAGTCAGTCCAAGCGCAACACCATTCGGCGCTTCGACAAGCCAAGCGTCGCGCATCGTGTTGGCCGGAATCTGCGCCAGACCGACAGACAATCCGGTGTCGGGCAACATGGACGGTTGCCACACTCCCGAGGCGTCTGGAATGGCAACTGCGTTCCCGAGATATGGGACCAAGTAGAGACGTGAACTGGCAGCGTCCTCGCCCATCAGTGGCGTGTTTTCTGCAAGCGACAGCCGTGCGCAGATCATTCACATCCCCATCATGGCAAGGTTGGTGAACACGACGGGAGACACGGGCGTGTACGTAATGACGATGATTCCAGCAGCACCGTTACCGCCTGCAACGCGGCCACCACCAGCGCCGCCGCCGCCGTAGAGACCACCAGTGCCTGCGGCATTGTTCAGCGAGCCACTCCAACCGACACCGCCGCCGCCGCCGCCTGGGCCAGCCGTCGATCCGCCAGGATTGGACGTATAGTCGGCACCAGCGCCGCCGTTGCCTGCCGAGTACGAGCCTGCGCCGCCCGCGCTACCAGCGCCGCCGCCGCCGCTGGTGCCACTTGCGCCATTGCCTGCGCCGCCTGCGCCGCCACCTGAACCGGCGGAGTTGTTGCCGCCTGAGCCGCCATTCGAGCCGCCTGCGGTCGTTCCGTTTGCGCCGCCCGTTCCGGAGCCGCCGCCGCCGGAACCGCCACCACCACCGCCGCCGCCGTCACTCACTCCAGCGTCAGCGCCACCGTTGCCGCCGTTGCCATACGCACCACCAGCGCCGCCGCCACCGGGCGCGGAATAGGCGACAGCCGTCGTATCGCCGCCGTTGCCGCCACTATATTTGGTTGAGCCGGTGCCACTGCCAGCGGCACCGCCAGCACCACCAGTAATGACTCCAGCGCCAGCGGCCAATCCACGAACACCACCCTTTGCGACACAAATATCGCTTGAGTTGGTGTCGTTTTTGATCGACGTGTCGCCGCCCGTCGTGCCGTTATTGCCCGTGGACCCACCAGCACCAGCCGCACCGATGGCGTATGTGATGGAGTTTCCGGGTGTGTAGGTCTGGTTGACAACCTTGGAATACGCACCGCCACCGCCGCCCGACCCTGAACCAATGCCTGCGTTACCACCACCACCACCACCACCGCCGCCGATGCACTCAATTGAGTTTGCACTGCTGTTCCAGTCGGCAGGAACCGTCCACGACGTACCGGAGGTCAGGAAGATGACTTTATCAGTCACGTGTCACCCGTCACTGAAGTGCATAAACGGAGTACGTCGCGACGCTGTTGATGCGGCGGATGCTGATGATGAACTTGCTTGTGTTCGTCGTGGTCAGTGCGGAGCCAGTTGAGCTACCGACTGTGAACCCTGTAAACGTGGGAATCGCTGCGCTTGCGCCGTTCGTAACTAGAATGTCGATGGCGCAATCGGAGCCGGGAGCCGCCAGCGTGTGAGCGCCATTGTTGGTGTAATACTGGTAGTTGCCATTGGCAGGGTCCGGCGTCGTGGTGCCGCTCGATACCGTGCCGATGCTGTACGGCGTAACCGAGTACCCTTTGGTGATCGTCGCTGTGTTGCCGGTCGTAAGAACGGTGCTCCCCGTCGCAGGGAAAGCAAACGACTGGCCGTCAGTGCCGGTAAACGTCAGCGTGTTGCTGATCGTGAGCGCTTTGCCGACCGCGATGGCTGGGAGGTCTTCGGCCGCAGCAGTGATGAACACATGCGCGTTGCCGGACAGGCTGATGGCGGCGTTTGCATCGCTTGATTGCAAAATGGTCGCACGGGTCAGCGTGGTGCCAGACGACGTATAGACGCCGCGTCCGATCTCGACCTTGCCGGAGCCGAAGTCGGCAATCGCATACGTCACCGTATCGCCGTTCTGAACACCAGCCAGCGCAAACGTCAGATATGTGATGCCGCCCAAAGTGGCAGCAGTGCCGAGTGTAACGGTGCCCGTGCCCGTCGTAGCGGTCGTCATCCTGGCGAGATTGTAGAGGATCTTGGCCATGATGCCCTATCGGGAGCCCTACTGGATGATGTAGCCGCGATTACGCGAGTGCGGCTGCGGAAGGTAGCTGGTGATGATCGTGACAACGCCGACGCAGGACGCCGCAACAGTCTTGGCAACCGCCTTGACGACGCTGACAGTCCCGGTGCACGCAACAGAGACAGTGTGAGTAATCGACTTCGCGACTGTCACTGCGCCATTACAAGATGCGGCGACGATCTTGGCCGTCGAGCGCGAAATGGTGACAGCCGACGCACACGTTGCACTTACGGTGACAAGAAACGCACGCTGCGCAAGAACGGTGACGCTTGTTGCGCACGCCGCAGAAATGGTCTGCGTGACCGACTTCAAAACGCTCGTTGCACTGGCGCACGCAACTGAAACGGTCTTGGTAACGGACTTGGTTACGGTCGTTGTTGTCGCAGATGTTGCACTGACTGTCTGCGATGTAGATTGATAGGTCGACTCTTGGCCAAGTGCGGCCTGACCAAGTGCCGTAAACCCCATCATTGGCGTAAGACCTTACCCGAGCCAGCCTTACGTGAATGCGACTTTGACGGTGAATGCGATGGCATCGCCCGTCGAAAGGTTGATGACGGAGAAGTCTCCGTAGATATCCATGTTATCGCCAGTCGGCGGCGAGCCGGAACCGGCTCCATCGAAAACGCCGACCTCGGTGATGGCGCGCGTGCCAGCCGCCGTGATCGTGCCGACAACCTGATACGTGTCGTTGGTCTGAGTTGTCGTTACCTGCGATGCGGAGCCGGTGGTACGCGCCTCGGTAGTGCTTGTCGTGGTCACGGCGTTGGCCGACGCGCTTGCGCCGGACCCTGTGCCCCACTGAAGATACTTGGGCAGCGAGGCGTAGGCGACCCAGGCCGCCGTGATGTTGGCGAGACCGTTGTTCTGGACGCGCGCGACCATTTAGATGATCCTTCTCAGGAAAGAAGCGACGCGCCACGCCCAACGCTTCAAGGGGTTCTTGTGATAGTAGCAGATTGTGCCAAGATCCTCGCGCGTGCCGTCAGCACGGATGACCACCGCCTCGATTGTGGCGTGCTTGACGTTCTGCGAGACAACCAGATTGCTCATCGCTTGATCCTTACGGGCTGATCGTGCGGGTGCAGTTCAGCGAGATGGTCATGCGTGTGAACGACGTG